TTTCTCTGCCCACTTAGCCCACACATCAGCATCATACTTCAACTCAACAGAGATAAATCTAGTCTTCTGAGCTACGTCAAGACTAGTTACATTATAATCACCATTGTCTGGATTAGTAGTCAAAAGTACATGCCAGTTCTTAGGAAGCTTCCATGATACATATTCTTGTCTATCTAGAATCTCCATAGTTGCTTGCATAAATCTTGCATCAGCTCTGGTATAGTCATCAAGAATCAAGAAACCACCTTCTCCTTTACCCTGAATCCATTCAGGAGCAGCATGTGACATTCTCTTTCCAATAACCTTGTACCCTTTTGCACTAGCTGCAGATATCTGAGACTCATTAATCCATGTAGTTTTACCTTCAGCATTTTGTATCTGGAATTCTTTTACAGGAAACCCAACCAAGTCACCCAATTCTTCTAGCTGAGATAAATTCAGCTTTACAACATCCATTTGTAATTCTTTACCCAACTGCATGATAGCAGAAGTTTTACCCAAACCAGCATCACCTTCAATATTAATTGCCACAGGAACTTTTCCTTCAGACTGAATGTGTTGGTTATTCTTAACCATGTGCTTAATAAAACTCTTTAACTCTTCAACATTTAATTGTACTTGGCTCATACTCTTTTTTTATAGTTCTAATTTAATTATTTTTCCTGGTAGATCATTATTCATATGGGATCTCTCTGACAAAACCCATAGAATGTTTCCTTTAGGTTTTACATGTGTCCAACATTCACCATCAGTAAAATACACCAGGCTTGTATATTTCTTTTGGTTTTCATTAAAATACTCCAGGACAGGGTCAAACTCAGTTCCTCCCCTACCTTGCACTGCCATTTCAAATTTACCTTTGTAAGATTCAATTGATCTGATAGTTGTATCACACTGTATCACAGTTATATCAACACCACATTTGTAAATATGGTAGATTTCACTCATAAACTCTTTAAGCTCAGAATCACTTACAGATCCTGAAGTATCTATAGCCAACAGCATGTGTTGTTTCATTTTTACTTTAAGACCCGGATTAGCATCAAACCTTCTATTCTCTTTTCTTCTGATCTTCTTAGTAAATACTTTAGTACTAACACCAGTAAATCTCCTAATAAATCCTCTCCAGTCAAATTTAGGTTTAACAATCTCTTCAATTATGATCAGCCCTTCTATCTCCCCGGGGACAGTACCTCTTTTCTTTTCTGTCTGCTCTTTAGCATCAGTAAGAACCTTTTGTAACTGTTTCTCTATAAGTTTTTGTTCTGCCTCTGTAAGATCTTCAAAGTCTTCCCAAGTACTATGATCAGGTATGTCACCATTCTCTATATCCTCAAGAAGTTTATCCATATTAGGGTCCCCAGTAGTACCATTCTTATCTTTTTCATCCTGAAGTTGATTCAGTTTGTCATAATAATACCTAGCACCGGCTTTCCTATCTAGTTCTATATCAGTATAGTTATCTATATCAATACCACCTTCTGGTAGATACTGTTTACTTATATACTGATTTATCTCCATATCCATAGCTACATTAGCTAGTTTCTTGTTAGTAAACTTAAAGAATGTAGTAAGATGTCCAAAAGCAATATGTAATAATTCATGCTTCAATAATCCATATCTGTGGTCCTCACTAAGACTTTCCCAGAACTCTGTATTAATAGTAAGCTGATAATTAATTCCATTCTTGCTCACACCAGCTGTAGGAACTCTTTTACTATCCCATAGCTTATTTAACATAATGAGAAAGAACCCGTAATAGGGCTCCTTCAACATTAGTTCTTTACCTGTTTTACTTAGACTCTGTTGTTTGTCCATTGTCTTTTAGTTTAATGTTTATTTCAAAACTATCTGTTGGGTACCCAATTTGCTCCAACATACTTGTCATATCTCTAATAAAGAATTCCATAAATAGCTCTACAGAAGTCTTAGAACCCTTCTGAGCTGTAATAAGACTAAGCGTTCTTGGACTGCTAAGATTACTTTCTCCAACTATACTTACCAGTTTACTGTGTATTTTCTTCCCAGCCTCAGACCAGTCAGATTTTGGTACACCAGAGAACTTATACATTACAAGTAACTCTCCTATGTATTTATCTACATCAACATTCTTCAATGCCTGAAATGCTACAATATGATTCTCTTTATCAGAGGATTGTAACATGTTTAATAAATTCCTTGTTTCTTCTTTGTCAAAAATCATTTTACTCATTAGTCTTCAATTTTTAAAGTTTTTATTGCCCATTTCTCAGGTTTACCACTTGCAATCATATCTACCCATTCTTTTGCACTAGGAATGTAGTTATTGCAATCCTCTTTAACATGTTGCTCTGCAACATATCTTGTATACACAGTTTTACCATCAGAATTAATAAAACTTTTACCAAATACTTTTTCACATTCAAATATCCCCTCACTATGATGCCGGAACATTCTATGCATGCTATGACCAACCCAACTTTTTGTTTCATCAAGCCATTCATGAATAGCCTGATAATCAGAGAGTTGACCTTTCCATTTTTTTACAGATGTTTTACAATGCTCTAAAGGATGTGCCATTACATGTTATCTATATGATTCAATATACTTTCTTTAGCATCATGATATCCTTCACCATGTGCATCTTCAAGTGCAAATTTTACTTTTTCAAGTATCTCATCTTTTAATTCATCTGTCAATGTCTGAGTTCCAACTTCATCAATTAACCATCTTTCAAAATCTTCCATCACTTCTTTTTTAAATATTCAATAACTCTTTCCCAGTAAGTTCTGTTTTTCATTAGACCATCTCTAAATGGTGCCAATGCATGGGTTGCTGCTGCAGATTTTAATGCTTCTTCTTTAGCTTTTTCATCACCATGTAACTTTACTGCATAATTATACAATTCATCTGCTTTTTCCCTTTCTTTCATTCTTCTTCTGTTTTACTTAATAAATCTCCATCATGAAAAAAGTCTTCAGTCTCAGTGACTCTTATATGGTTATTAATAATATACTTTCCTGAAGGAACACATATGCATAAACTACCAAAACCACCTTCATTATTCCACCAATCTTCTATATCATTAAGAAGTTTTTCATCAGCAAATGATTCAATTTGGTAATAAAGATCTCCATCTAAATTTGTTAAAGCAGAGTCAGTTTCCCAATCATTTACATTGTCATTTACATCTTCTGGAGTTTCACACTTTTCTGTTGTATAACCAATCCATTCAATAGAACCGGAGTCTCCTCCACCATCATATCTTACTTTAACACCTGTAACACCAAGATCAGCCAACTTAAATAAGAGGCTTGTTAATTCTACTTCTGTCATAATTACTTTGTTTTATAAAATCTTCCTAAAATATTTCCATTTAGGAATTCATCTTTCTCAAGCACCTCATATAGAAACTGGTGCTTTACTTCTTGATATGTCAGCTCCATCTGAGTAGAACAAATCACAAGAATTTCTCTTTTTATTGTTACTCCTGCTTTGTGAGCTTCCTTTAGAATCTTATTACTACTGTAATAGTTCATAAAATCTGGTTTCAGCTCCCTCTTGTACTTCTTAAGTCTCTTGTCCGTAGACATTGCTAGAGCTTTTTTACCCAGAGGTCTTTTAATATTTGCAAAAAAGTTCTTTTTACCTATATATGCAACAGACTTACCATCAATGATAGCAGTCATAATATAAATAAATCCTACACCTCCTTGAGGTATATCACCTTCTTCAAACTCTTTTCCAGAATAAATCCAACTCATACTATTTGTGTTTATACCGTTTCATATCCCAATCAGCAACACTATTAACCATATTTGCTAATAATTGTGTAGCTTCTTCAATGGATCTACTTTCTAATTTTAATTTAGCTTTAGTTTTTTTATGTTGAAATACATAATCATATTTTAAATTAGTCATAATGCTTGTTTTAATAATGGGAATAACACTTCTCTAACTTTATCTATACCATGTTCTTTTACTGAATCTGATAGATCTTTTTCCATTGGCAGCAGTATATAGCTAAATCCATACTTGTCTTTGTATCTCTCAGCAGCTTTAATACCGGGCTCATCATTGTCAAACAAGACAACAATTTTGTTATACTTAAGCTTTAGTTCTCCAATAACCTTTTCTCCAATCATAGTATTCTCACTGTCCGGAGCAATTGCTTCAATATTACTAATACCTAGCTTATTAAAAGCCATTAGATCCTTGAGTGATGAAGTAATAACCAGATACTTACAGTTATATAGTAACTGATCTGTGCCCTGAATATAATTCTCAACCTTGATAAACTTTTTCTGAGTACTCTTTGGCATATATATCTTGTACAAACTACCATCATTCCTAAAGTAACCATATGTATGGGACTTCCTAAATGTATGAGATGTGATACTACCATCAGCTTCACTCTTACTCATAGTAAAGAAAGACAATGGAACTACATTATATCTATCAAGCATGGAGGATCCAATCTTAAACCGCATCCAATAATTTTGATCAAAGTTATTCCAGTGCCTCATTTCATAATCCACAACCTTATACTTATCATGGAACATAGTAGGCTCTGCAACATACATATCATTGTTTGTAAGAAACTGTTGATAGTCTAGAATTATTTTGTTTATTGCATGACCAGCTGACGGCATGTTAAAGAGATACTTTACCATCTCAATACCATCTCCCTGATAACCAGATGAAAAGTCCTTGAACTTATATGATGAATAGTTAACATCAAAATATACAAACATGGAGGGAACCTTGTCCTTTGAATTAAATGCAGATAGCATCTTTACATCCTGACCTGTTAGTTTTTCTTTTAGATTCAGATAATACTCAAAGATCCACTCTTTTGGAACCTGCTCAATTTCAGTAATTAAATTTTTTGTTGAAATCATACTACCTAGTTTAAAAATTAAGGGGAAGCCATTTCTAACTCCCCCTATAACTATTAGTCTAGGCTGAAGTCAGAAGATGTTTTAGGTGGAGTTGTGAACTCATCATCTCCAAAGCTTTTTACTTCTTTTGTCTCTAATTTTTTCAAATGTTTAGATTCATCAAAAGTAATAACTTTTCCTTCCTCTATCTCACCAAATGAATATTTTCTATTCTCTGATTTTGGCAACCACATGTCATAGTTAGTATAACCGGTTTTACCTTCATACTCTCTACCGGCAACACAGAACTCAAGATACTTGTCTTTGATAGGTGCACTTGCATTAAATGCATCCACAAAGTCTTCAATAGTATCATGCTT